ATACGATCATCTGACAGGTTAGACAGAGAGATCATAGCACTACGACGAACACCACCAACTACAACAACTTCACCAATCTTACACATGATGTCATGGCATTCGATAGACGATAGCTTACGTCCCTTGGCTTCCTTGAACTTGCCAATAACGAACTGGAACAGGTCAACCAGAGGCGCTGGGCCTGATGCACGACCACCAAATGTCTTCAACTTAGCACCAGCAGGACGAACCTTAGACGTATCAAACTTAGGGATTTCACCACTGTAGAGCATAGCAATTAGCTTACGCAGTGCCTTAGCCCAACCCTCTTTACTGTCATGCACAACGATAATGTCTTCACTGTTGAACAAAGCATCTGGCACGTCTGGTAGTTTGTTTACATACTGACGCTCTACAGAGAAGCCCACACCAGTCCCACACAACAAGATGAACATAGCCTCATCAAAAGACTTAAGGTCATCTACAGGCATATACGAGCAGTTGTAGCCAGCAGTGTTGTCACGATCTAGTGCAGGGCCAGCAGACATTACAGCGCGCATAGAAGGCATTACATCTAGGTTCAGGATAGCCAGATGAATTTCATCCATTGCCAAACCATTATCGCCAATCTGTGGGGCAACTACATTAGTCATATAACGCTGTACAGTCTCTCCCCAACTCTCACGGCGACCTTCTTCCTCTAGCCAACGTGAGTAACGTGATGTTGCAATAAAGGACATATAGTCTGTCATGCCATAGTTATTTTTCATTATTGTTTTTTCCTCGTTTTTCTTTATCAAACTCTAACCAAATTAGTCTATCAATGTCACAGCGACTAATGCCAATATCTCGTAGTGTCTTATCGTCTAAAGCATTTAGCTCTTTAATAACCCTACGATGTTCCCGCCAAGTGTTAAGGTATCGTAGCCAACGTACTGTCCAACTGTTGTTAAATAGTTTCTTCATACTAGGTCACTCAAATCCACTTTAGGATAAGCCTTATTCTTGATAATCTTTCCATCTTCACGGCGAAGGATAGAGCCATCAGGTTGTACACAACGACCAAGGTTGTTAGCATGAACACGGCGGATAGCTTCATCAAGATCGTAACCACAAGCATTGGCATAACCATACACCACATAAACCAAGTCAGCTAGTTCCTTAAGGTCTTCTTCTACATGAGTACCTTCAGTAGCCCACTCATCAAACTCCTCAATAACCAACTGTGTGTAAAGGGCAGTGTCAGGCTTCTGATCTAGAACTTTACTAAACTCCTTAACCATATCCATAACTGTCATAGCATTTTTCCCCTCTGGTGTAATACTAAAGTATTCCCATGTAATGCCATCACCATCCATAGCCTTAATGTCGTGGTCAGTAATCATACGCTTCTCCTGTTGTGTGCAGCCTATACTGCTCTACCATAAAAATATGTCTGGTGTGTCTTAGCAGCATCAAATAGATACCAACTACAATCCTCTTTACCTACGCCTTTACTACCTTCAATCCACTTAACCCTACCCACAGAGATTACCTTAGCGCAGTAGGTCATAAGCACAGCAGACTGCTTAGTCTCTTTCCAGTTAGAGTCAAACAACAACCAAGTAGGGCATATGTCTAACCAATGCTCAATGAAAGGGTGCAAGAAGTCCCTGTTCCAAGGTGGGTTAGTGATGCACATATCTACAACACCATAGCCACCGAAGTCAAGAGTTAAGGCATCATTTTTAAACATCCCCTCTGCTAGAGGTTCAATATCAGAAGCAAAGATACAATTACCATGACCCCCAGTAAGTTCTGCAATGTTGTCTATTAAGCGACCATCTCCCGCGCAAGGCTCTACATAATCGAATGTGTACGGAAGATGATCAATCAAAGGTTTAACAGGTTCTATCGGGGTAGTGTAAAGGTCTCTTGGTCTTCTCTCAAAGTCAGAGTACTTGCCCATATTCTTTCCTCAAGGCTTCCATAGAAACCCACTCAATATTGTAGTCACCATTCTGTACTTCACGCTTAATGACAACACCCTTACGCCAATCTAAGTTAGCTTGTCCAGCCCAAGCCTCATCAGCACCCTTAAAGCAGCCCACAACAAGTCCGTGAATAGGCTTACGAGCTTCTCCCTTGTAATGGTAATCAAACTTGTGTGTATGTCCTACAGTCACGCTACACGCCAGTTTCTCTACCAGAGACCCGCCATGATTTTTAGTTGCCATAGCTGCACCATAATTTCCACTGGCTACATAGTGACCATAAATAATACCATCGTATTCTACAAGAGCAGGGGCTGAGTTATGATATTCATGGTAGTCATCAAACCAATGATCAGTCTGCAAATGACTAAAGGAAAGACCATACTTGTCACCCTCTAGTCGTGGATCAGTTGCAATAGCCTTCTTGATACGATGCTCGTGGTTTCCTTCAAAGCCAATGTAGCGTGGACTTTTACGTTTGTTGTGACGAAACTTCCAACGCATACGTTCCATAGCATCGTTGTAGTGTTCAATGTCAGCCTGATAGGATTGTGATACAATAGCTTGTGGGTAACGAGTGTCGTATGTATTTAACGACCGCATATCAGCGCCATCACCCAAGTCAACAACATAATCAGGCTTTAGATCGTAGAGAAAATCACCTAGCCAAGAGTAACGATCATTAGGGACTGCTGGGTCAGAGTGACCACAACTAAAGACTACTACTGTTTTACTACTCATCACTTAACCTCCAAAGGGCCAATGTTTACCTTAAAGTATTTAACTACTTCTAAGGCGTCTTCTTCTGTATCATACCAGAAGTTCACTGTATCAATTACACCACCTTCTTCTACCATAACCACAAGCATAGCATCTAGACCGATAGGAATACCACCTGCGTGTAAGTCATCCTCATCAAACTCATCACGTAGGTATGGCCCCTCTAGTACTTGCCAGACTAGAACCTTACTCTTACTCATAGAGCTTTCCAAAGGCGCGGCCATATCCTTCCTCAATAGCGTCCAAAGACTCTTGCCTACATTGCTCAATAGTCGCCCAAATACGTTCTGCACACTCATGCTCGTCAATTTCCTGTGGGCTATAAGGCTTTCCCTTTAGGGCTAACCTTTCGTTGATACGATTAAGTAGCTTCATCTAACCATTCCTGTGGGATAAGTTTGTCGGCATAAAGGAAATTATTTTTGTCACACCAATCAGCATAGGATGTAGGAGATTTCTTCTGTAGTTTTGCATTAGAATTAGAAAACACAAACCTAATATCAAACTCTGGGTGTTGCTTCTTAATCAAGAGATGCTTTTTACGATCAGCAGTAACAAACCTACCTTTTGTTTCTACAATAATACCATTGGCTAATATTTTAAAATCTGGTGTGTAGGTTCTGTTCTCATGTACCTCATAAGTAATCTTTAACTTTTCATACTCATAAGCTACACCCAAGTCTTCTAGCTGTTTAGAAACTTTTTCTTCTAGGCCAGATCGGTAGCCATGCTTTATGCCATTGCTACTGCTGGACACCACAACTCTCCTCTGTGTACAGCAGGTTCATAAAGCCCCCAACTTCCCATCCATACTGTTGATACAAATGTATTTGGTTAGTTGAGCAAACACTAGCCATCTTTCTAGCCCTGTGGAAAATTGAAATAACCCCCAAACTTGGGGTAAATAACTCTACTTTATCGTTATAGGTGGACACCAAATCTCTCCCTCATATCTACGTAACCAAAGCAATCTAGCGTTCTCTAGGACATGCTCTACATCACCTTCATAGGCTTTTACAACAGCATCCCACAGTTCATTTTCAGTCTCGCAGCCTTGTAGTATCTTACTAGCTTTTACTGGCCCTACACCATGAAGACCACCAATGTTGTCAGCCCTATCACCCGTTAGTATTTGAGTGTAGAAGAACTTCATACCTTCCTCTGGGCTAACCTTAGACCACTCGTTACGACCAAAGTTAAAGTGCCAGCAGGGTAGTTGAAGCATATCCTTGTCGATAGAAGCTACGACACAATTATAATTAAGGCTTGCAGCAGCTTTAGAGATTAGATCATCAGCTTCTTCACCTTGGCTTACAATAGCATCGTAGCTGTCAATTAGATGGCCCCTACAGAGGCTTAGGTAGGTAGGCTTGGCAACTTCTTTTCGATTACCTTTATACTCTAGGGTCTTAGCAATCTCGTACCTAAAGTTACCTTTACCAGTCAAGAATGTTGTGTAATCCCCAGAGGATGCAAATGGTACATCAATAGTTGCTTCAATAATGAAAGACATTAGATCGTCAACTTTAGCTACAGCATCTTCTGGAGACTGATCTTGAGTAGCAAAGGCTGCCCTATAAGCAACAATGTCGCCATCCACTAAAACTTTACCCTTGCTACTCTTTTCCATCAGAAACCACCCCAGACTACATCACCATCTTTCTTTTGAAGTCCTACATCCTCAATATAGGTAAACCCCATAGCTTGGACTGCACCAGTCAAGAAATGAGACACATCAGTCAAATCTTCGACGTTATCCCAACTGTAAACAAGTTCCCCATCAAAACCATCTGGGTCTTTATCAAACTCTACGAGAATAGACACTTTCATTTAGTTTTTACCTTTGCTCGAATTACTGCATAAAGAAAGAAAGTAGCAGCCCAAGTTCCTAGTGTGTAAGGAATAGCCAAGGCTGGAAACAAAGTGTTTAGCGCAAGTAAGACAAAAATTGGCCCTACGATAAACCCAGTGATGGCAAGAATAACAGTGCTAATAATTACCAGATTGTCTTCGTTATCTTTTTTCACACTAAATCCCCAATCTATCATTAAGCCACCTTAAACATCTCATCAGCAGAATTATCGTAGTCGCCATTTGTCTCGTAAGGCACATGGTTTGTGACACCAATATTCTTCAGACGTAGGCCAGAACCATCAGCGTACATCTCAAACTGTACCATAGCCCGTGTACCATTACCTAGTGGGCCATCTTCTTGCAGAGACCACCAAGACTTGTTATCGACACCATCAGTCAAGTTTACAATACCAACAGGGCCACCAAAGTTTACAGTAACATCCCCACGCTTCTTGTTCTCGAAGGTCTTGATGTTGTCTTTGACTTCACGCTTCAGCTTAATAAACTTACCAATACCAAAATCCTTATTACCATCAAGAATGCGCGGAGAGTTCATTGGTGATGGATTAAGTCCCGCTTCTATAAGCTCCATGATTTGAAATTCAGAGGTGAAGTAGGCATTAACGATATATTGACCACCTTTAGCATGGATAGCCTTCTGGGTCTTGTTGCCATTCTCATCACCCATGTCAGCATTCTCTGGGAAGACTTTGGCATACTCAAGAACCATGTCCATAGTGTATTTAGTCATTGTCGGGTATTCCTTTTCATAAGGTTGTATATAACTATACGTTCATTTTTAGACTTCTTAGACGCTCCCCAAGAGGTATTTCTCATGGAAAACGCATTATCTTGTTAGGTGTTGCACAAAAGACTCACAATCTAGTGTATCTCCCCGTAGGTCTTTCCAAACTGTGCATCACATCCTAGTGGGACATTCAGCTTTACCTTCTCGTTCAACTTAGCAGCCGCCCCGTGCATGATAGCAGCTACTTCATCTTGCCTACCATCTTCTACCAAAGCAATAATCTCGTCATGGAACTGCCCAATAGTGTTGATACCATTCTTACGACACAGAGCAACCCAAGTGTCAAAGCAGAAGACACCTGTACCTTGGTTCAGAGTAGAGAACCTATCCTTGTCACTACGCAAGGCATACCAGAAGTGTGACACAGGGTTATACAGCCACATAGACCCAAACAGTTCACGCACACGTAGGGACTTC